GGGCTCCTACCGCCGCGATGGCACCCGCACCGCCGGGTTTGCGGTCGGCAGTCCCCGGAACATCGTTGACCGGGGCCTGCTGCGCCAGAGCGGGAGCTTCCAGGTGTCCGGCAGCGCCTGCACCTTCCGGTGGTCTGCCCGCTACGCCACGGCGGTTCACTACGGCGCCAGGATCCACCCCTGGGGCGATCGCGACCGGCCCACCGTGCTTCTGCCGGCTCGCCCCTGGACTGATGCTGTGCTGGGCAACCTGTTGATTCCAGGGATTGAGGCTTATGATTATCGGGAGCAATTCCGCGTAGCGTTTATCTCAGCATGGCGACGCCTCTGAATGATGAAATCCTCGATCTGATCCCCTGGGAGACAGCGCCGGAACTGCCGCAGGGGCATCGTGAGATCGAGTTCCGGGGCGGCACCATCCGGATTCCGGAGCGTGGCTTCATCGACGCCAACGAGGCTGAGCACATCCGCCGGGCCGACCCGCAGAACGGCCTGTTTGTGCTGCTGACCCAGGCCGCGGCCGAGATCGCCAAGCGCGAGGGGGTTGGGGATGGCGGGGACGGCGAGGAGCTGAGCCCCCGGCTGGTCTACGGGTTCCTGTTGAAGCTCCAGGCCGCTGAGCTGGGCATCACGGCCCGCCTGACCGAGCAGGAGCACGCCTGGCAGGTGCGCCACAGCGCCCTGATCGCCGAGACCATGGCCCAGGGCCGCGTGCTCCACAACCGGGTGGCCATCGCCTCAGCAACCGTGATGCTGCGCCGCGTCAAACCGGAGTGGTCCGACGATCAGACCATGCGACTCCCCACCCCTCTGATCAGCGCTCTTCACGCATTCGAGGCCGACGAAGAGCGGGCCGGCGCCCCGCCTGCAGACCCCGCCGCTGAATCCGCCCAGCTGGAGGACGCCCTGGGAAAGCTCGAAAAGGCGACCCGCTCGATTGCGACCGGCCACGATGGCCCGACATCTTCTGGGCCTGCCGGCGACTCTGGCCCGGCGCCGCCGAGTTCAGCCGCGAACGGTTCGGCCGGCTCCCCACCGCCTACATCCTTGAGGCGCTCGCGAAAGGCATCGAAGCCGAAAGGGATCAGCTCCATCGTGCCGAGCTGACCACCGCCCAGCTGGCGCTGCTGCAGCACCAGGGCAACCGCATCGCCCAGCTGGTCGCCGGTGTTGACCTGCCGGACGATGACCGGACGCTGCAGGACTTCTGCTTTCATGCCCCCGCCGACGATCGCCCCCGGCCTGACGATGCCGCTGGCGCCGCCCTGCTGGCCCTGCTCGAGCGCGAGCTCCTGCCGCCGTTCGCCTGGAATGGGCCATGGCTGCAGGCCCTGGCGGAAGCCGGCAAGGGCAAGCCGGCGCCGCGTCGCCTGTGCTGGGCGGCCGATGGCGCCATCCTGCTGGCCCCCCGTCGCACCGAAACCGGCTGGACCGGATTCCTGATCGCTGAGGCCCGCGCCGCCGGGCAGGTGCTGACCTTCGCCGATGAGCGCGGGGCAGAGGTGACCCTGGCAGTGCCGGCCGACGTGGTGCCACCTCGATCGTTTGCCGCGGCCCGGGGTGATGCAGAGCTGGCGCTGGCGGCGAGCCGGGAAAACTGCCCGTAGAGACCAACCCGCCCGGCCATGCCTTCAACCAATGTCGCGTACGCCGCGGCGCTTGACTTTCAGCACTACATCGTCCCGATGAAGATGTCTTCCATCTCCCTGGAGGACGCTGCAACCGCCGCCGCCGGCAATGGCGCACTGCTCAGCGCCTGGCTTGATGCCAGCGCTGCGCTCTCCGGTGTCGGGCGTGTGGATGCTCGGGGCAATGGCTCCAGCTTCGTGCTGGAGGTTGGCAGCTCCACCAAGACCATCAGCAATGCCGCCTTGCAGGACGGGACCGCCACCCTGACCCTTTCGGCCGCGGCTGGCGTCACTGTCGGCAGCACCATCGCGGTCAGTGGCCTCACCGGCGCCTTCGTGAGCTTGAACACCGCGGCTGCTGTGGTCACCGGGGTAACCACCGCCTCGCCGTTCACCGTCAGTTTCGCCAAGACCGGCACCAACATCGCCAGCGGCTCTGCAACAGGGAGCGTCACCGTGGGCACCCCCTACGCGCTCGACGGCACCGGCCTGCCGATCCAGCTGAGCAACGTGACGGGAATGCCGTTCGCTACCAACACCAACACGGAATCTGTCATCACCCATGACCAGGTGACCCGCGGCAGTGCGATCACGATCGCCCTCAGTGACACCACCACCGGCGCCATGAAGGGCATGACGGTGCACAAGGGTATCGATCACAAGATCCTGGAGGTGCTCCGGCAGTTCGGCACCGCTGAACAGTTGGCCTGCAAGTACCTGCGGGTAGGTCCTGGCGGCACCACTGAGAAGCGCATCTGCTATGCGCAGATCAGCTCCAAGCAGGAGGAAGGTGATGCCGGCGCCCTGGTCAAGTTCGGCGCGACGCTCACCGCCCTTGGCACCGTCTACACGATCTTCGACAACAACGCTTGACCGTGAGGCCTGACGGCTGCATTGATGTGGTTGAGTGCGACAGCAAACCGGGGCAGCGCCTATGGCGGATCTGCTCCGGCGGCACCTGCCTGGCGCATCGCAATCTCCAGACCCTGATGGCCGCCTACCGGGCCCTGTTGCTGAGCCAGGGTCGGCCGGTTGGTGACGAGTGACCATGAAAAAGCCCAGGCCGTGAGACCTGGGCTACCGCGTTTGATGCCTCCCCGGCTGCGGTGATGAAAGCATAGCCTATCGGGTGGCCGTGAGTCGATAGGCCCGGCCTCGGCCAACCTGCAGGATTCGGCCGTCGTAGTGGTCTGGCCCCATGACGCAGGCCCGAGGGTCCGTGATCCGTTCGCCATCTACCCGGATCCCCCCGCCCGTGATCAGCCGTTGCGCTTGGCTTGAGGTTGAGGTGATCCCCGCCTCTCGCATCACCACCGCCAGCGGCATGGGGTAGCCGCCTGCGGGCAGCGTCGCAGGCGTTACGGCCTGGACGCCCTCCGTGTCGCCACCGGCGATCAGCGACGCATCGCGCCGAACCCGCTCGGCGACCTCGGGCCCATGGAGCATGGTGATGATGGCGTTCGCGATGGCAAGCTGACGGCCCCTGGAGTTGGTGGGATCGGGCGTCAGGTCGCCGAGTCCCACCCCGAGCACCAGCCTCGCGTAGACCCGGTGGAGGTGATCCGGCAGGGCCTGGAGCTTCTGGAAGGCGGTGAATGGATCCTCCGCCAGGCCCACCGCATTGCCCAGGCTCTTGCTCATCTTCTGGGCGCCATCAAGCCCCGGCAGGATCGGCAGTCGCAGCAGGCGCTGTGGCTCGAGGCCGCGCCGCCGCATCACATCCCTGCCCATGTTCATGTTGAACAGCTGATCACTGCCGCCGATCTCTATGTCTGCGTTGATGTAAAACGAGTCGTAACCTTGCAGCAGAGGATAGATGAACTCGTGCAATGAGATCGGAGCGCCAGTTCTCTGCCGCGTGCTGAAATCATCCTTGGCCAGCATCTGATTGACGGTGGCATCGGAGGCCAGTTGGATGATATGCGACAGGCCCAGCCGCCTCAGCCATTGACTGTTGTTCCACACCTCGCCGGGCTGATCGTAATCCGACGGGCTCGGCACCGGCTTGCAGCCTTCGCGCCATGGATCCGGTTGCGTGAAGTTGAGCAGCGCCTGGCTGGGTTCCTTGTCCTGTCCCAGCTGCGTCAGGATCCGCTGCGTGTTGGCCCATGTTTCTTCAGCGCTCAGCCGCGGCCTGGTGGCGTTCCGGCCTGTCGGGTCGCCGATCTGGGCCGTGAAGTCGCCCATGACCAGCACAGCAACGTGCCCCCGGTTCTGCAGCTCCCGCAACGCTCGCAGCGGGACCAGATGGCCGAGGTGCAGATCGGGGCTGGTCGGATCGATGCCGAACTTCACCCGCAACCGGCGGCCCGCAGCCTCGGCTTCCAGGATGAAGGCCTCCAGGCCCGTGGGGTCATCGAGGGCGTGGCGCAGGAATCGAAAGGTCATGGGTTGATCGTGGGGTTGGTGGTTGTCGAGGGAGCGGGCTGCAGGCGATAGCGACCACCCCCAGCCCGGAACTGCAGTAGCCCGGCGGCTGCGATGCGCCCGAGGCGCCGCGACACGGAGCACTGAGAGCAGGCCCAGAGCTCCTGTAGGTGGGTGGTGCGGACCTGGCCCTGGTCATCGGCGAGGGCCACCACCTCTGCCCAGTCGAGCAGCGTGGCATCGGGCACCAGTCGGCGCCGGGTCAGAAGGTCGGCGACGGTGGGAGGGGCTGGGGTCACTCTCCCCCCTCCACCATCCGCCGCAACGTCCCCAGGGCCGTGGCGTTGGTGCCATCGCTCCGGAGCTGCTGGCTGACCAGCTGAATCGCCAGCAGCACCCGCTCCCGCTCCTGTTGCACACCCGTGGCGATCAGCGCAGCCCGATCGGCCTCGACCCGGGTCGCTGCATCGCGGTAGACATCCTCGATGGCCCCGGCGGCGTCGGTGGCCAGTCGCTCCGATGTGGCCAGCTCGGCATCGAGCTGATCGAGCAGCCGCCTGATCCTGTCCGTGGTGGCGCTCACTTCGCCTCCTGCAGCACCGACACCCACACCCGGCCCATCGCCAGCAAGGGCAACACCCGATCCCGAATGTCCTGGTTGTGCATCCGGATGCAGCCGAGGGTGGAGTGAAGCGCCTGCCGTGGCGCCCAGGCCCCCGGCCAGCCGCAAGCCTTGCCGCCGCCGTGGATCATGATCCCGTCGCGGTAGGGCCGGCTGGTGGGGCCCTCCTGGCCCTCCTGGCCCTCCAGGTCGATCGAGTACCAGCCATAGGCGCGGCGGTCGGGGGAGAATCGAGCGGTCGGATCCTCGTCGTAGTCCCGATAGACCTTGCCGCAGAGGTAGAGGCCCGGCGGTGTGTCCGATCCGGTCTGCTCCCATTCCGCTTCCTTGCCCTGGCCCCGCGCCAGGCACGGGACACGCCACAGCTGGCGGCCGTCGTGGCTGTAGGCGGTACATGTTTCGTCGACATCGTTGACGATCAGATGGTGATCGCCCGGCCTAAGGTCCGGCCGCTTCTTCGGGCCGACCATGCCGGCTGGCCACACCGGGACCCCAGCGGCGGCAGCAGGGGCCGCTGGGGCCGGGGGCACCTGCCCCGCCATCGGTTTGGCCCACAACGCCCCCTCCGCCCTCCTGCGCCGCTTCAGGCCGGCCTCTGCAGGGCTGCCAGGGTTGACGTAGAGCATCAGCGCCGCGGGCACCTCTGCCCATCGGGCGTCCCGAACCCGGGCCGTAATCGAGGTGAACCCCTCGCCGCCGAACCAGGCCGGGCCCACGTTGTAGGTGAATGACACCAGGGCGGCCCGCTGATTCGCGTTCAGCGCGTCCCAGCCCGGCACCTTCCTGGCCAGGGCCAGGCCGTCAACCCACACCCGGCAGGCCAGCATGGCATCAGCCAGCTCCTGGCTGATCGTGTCGCCCTTGCGAACCGGGGTGCCGTCGTAGTAGGTGGTGGTGCCCCACCCGATCGTCCACGGAGCGCCGCCGGTACCGGGGTCGGGGTACGCCTCCAGCCGGCAGCCCTCAAACTCTTTGATCAGGACCAGGGCCGGCACCAGCCAGGCGGGGTCAGGGGTGGTCATAGGGGCCATTCGGAAATCAGTTGCCAGCCTGCCGCCTGAAGCCTCGCGACCTCAGCAGCAACCCGGTCAGGGTCGGGATCAACATCAACCACCAGCGGGCTGCCGTCCCACGAATCGGGCGGCTCCAGCGGTTCCTCACAGATCAGGCGGATGATGCCGATCATCGAGTCAGCCCCTGGCGCATGACCCACTCCGTTGCGGCCTTCTGTGCGTACCAGCTCCGCAACAGCAGCTTCGCCATGGAGCGGAGGGTTTCGATGTCCTCC